GGGCGGTGGCTCGGCGCGCACAAGCGCCGCCCCGCCCGCGACCCTGTCTCGGGCCGTTGTAGCTCAGTGGTAGAGCAACTGATTCGTAATCAGTAGGTCGGTGGTTCGAATCCACTCAACGGCACCATTCTTTTCAATGACTTACGCGGAGCCGGCCCGATCGGGGCTACGCCGGGATTCGGCGGGGGCTACGCCGGGGCTACGCGGTGTAGCCCCGGCGTGCGATCGCGCCGCCCTTTCCGCGCTGCGGTTCATCGGGCGCCCCGGGGCCTTGGAACGGGGCGCCCACCGGGCCCGGCCTTCCTGAGGGCGGCTTGGTTCGCCCGGCCGGATCGCGCGGCCGCCGAGTCGCGGGGCCCGGTGTCGGTGTGCGTGCGGCCTGCCCGCCGCGGTCCCGATGCCGCCCCGGGGGGATGACCGAAGCCCCGGGCCGGGGTCCGCCGCCGCGGCGGGCTTGCTGTCGCGCCGGGCCGCCCGGCGCGTTGGCCACGGCGGACCCTTAGAAGCTGCCGTTGAGGCGGACGCGGCCGGTGGCCGAGCCGCTTCCGGCCGGCGCCACCGCGACGCCGATCGGCGTGTTGTCCGTGGGGACGGTCGTGACCAGCCGGGCCGAGTCGTCCCAGTAGACGGCGTCGCCCTGGTTCCAGGCCTCCGCGGCGACCTTTTCGAGGTCGTACACGCCGACCAAGCGGAACTCGCCCTCCTGGCCGTTGGCCACGTCGCCGGCCGCCACGCCGAAGATGGCGCCGATCAGGGCGCCCTGGCCGCCGGCGCGGTCGTAGGGCGCCGTCAGCGTCAGCACGTCCCCGGGCTGCACAAAGTTCTTCATCCGATCAAACTCCCTTCGATGTTTTGACGAGCACGGTCTTGACCGGCCGGGCGCCGGTGACCGCGGCCAGCTCGCGGTCGATGGCCGCAATGGCGGCGAGCATTTCGCGGTCGGATTTGTATTCGGTGCGCTTGCCGCCGTATTCGACGACCTTCACGCCCGCGAAGCGCGCCCGCTGGATCTCGGCCTTGAGCGCTTGCAGGTCGGCCGCGGTCAGAACCGGCTCGGCCACGTCAGGCGCCCTCGTTGAGGAAGGTGCCGCGGTGGTCGACGATCCCGGCGCCGAAGTCGAGATGGACCCTGAACTCCATGCCCAGCACGTTCCATCCCTCGCGGCTGGCGATCTGCGGCCCCTGCGCCGAGCTCAGGTACGCCCATTCGATGACCGGCAAGGTCGCCGGGTCGGCGAAGAGGCGCCAGGCGGGGCCGGGCAGCCGGGCTTCGACCGCCAGATCGAGGCGGCCCGAGAAGGGGTTCACCTCGTCCACCGTTGACGGCGCCAGCTGGGCCAGCACCTTCTCGGCGGCGGTTTCGTTCTCCGGCCCGACGAGAAGGAAGCGGGGGGCCGCGTTGATCGGCGTCTTGCCGTCAAGGTCGGTCTGCTCGCGCATCGCCTGCCGGCCTTCGCTCAAGGTATCCACCGACAGCGCCGCGCCGGCCGCGGCGATGTTGCCGTGCGCCGCGTCGTAGAGCGGGTTGCCGTCGTCCAGCGTGATGCCGAGCCCGCCGTTGGCCGTCAGCAGGCCGGCCAGCACCGTGGCCTCCGTCTCGGCGGCGCCGCGGCCGGCGGCGAGGCTCCAATCCGTGAAGGCCCCCAAGTCATCGTTGATGATGGCTTGGCGGGTGAGGGAGAAGATCGCCGCGTAGGTTTCGAGGCGATACGTCTCCTTCGCCTCGGCGCGGGTCACGTGCTGCACTTCGCCGTGCTCGTTGACCTTCGGCAGGGCGCCGATCGGCCCCAGCTTCGCGGTCGTCTTGGCGCGGAAGTCGTTGGCCGTGGTCTGGCGCCCGAGTCGCCGCAGCGGCGAGGCCGCCGACTGGAACGACGCCATGAGCACCCGGTTGCCGGTCTGCTGAAGGAGCACCGGGAAGTCGCTGGTGCCGTGGCCGGCGAGGGCGCGCTCGAGGATCTGGTCGCGACTCATCATGCCGGTCCGCACCCCGCGCAGCTGAAGCAGCTCGGCGGCCATGTCGATCAGGCTGCGCTGCATATACGGCCGGCTCGCCTCGCTCGGGTTTTCGACGAGGGCCGGCGCCATCCGGCACACAAGCGCCTCGGTCATCCGCTCGACCCGCGCGTCCGGGGCGTCGTGGTCGGCGATCAGGCTGACGCGGTGATGCTGCACCGGCTCGGCGCTGCGGCGCGTCATCGCCTCGTAGGCCGCGGCGCGGGCTTCCTGAACGCTCGCCCCGCGGTCGATCAGGTCGTCCGCCCACGCGGCCTCCAGGCCGGCCGTGGCCGCGATGGTCCGGATCTCGCGGTTGATCTCCGCTCGGCCCTCGGTCGCCGGCGCGGGCTGGTGCCGCGGCGCCGGATCGGCGGGGGCGTTGCGGGTCGCCTGCGTCGGCTCGGTCGCCGGCGCCGGCTCGCGCGCCGGCTGGTGCTGCGGCGCGGTAATGGACTCAGGCATGTTCTCACCTCGCACTGTTGCGCCGGCATCGGCCGGCAAGGGAACAAACGAAATCTCGCGGGGCGTCCACCGGATCGCGGTTCGCACCCGCTCGCCCGCCGCGTTGGTGCTCTCGGCCCAGCGGTCAACCGAATAGCCGACGCTCACCGAGCGGAGGATGCCGGCGGCCACGTCCTGCCAGATCGGCTCCACGTCCGGCCGCCGCGAGAACTTGAGCTCGGCCCAGCCCTCGCGGCCGTCGGTGCCGGCTTCCGTCACGACGCCCAAAACGTTCGACAGATCGCCGGCGCGGTGGCCGTTGAGCACCGGGCCGCCGATCAGGGCGTCAACCTGCACGTGCGCGGGATCGAGGCTGAGGCGCTCCCAATAGGGGCCGTCCAGATCCCGGCGGCGCACGGCCGCGCCGGTCGAGAAGGTGACCCGAACGGTGCGGTTCTTGTCGTTGACGCTCCGCGGCGCGATCGGGGCGCGGCGGTGGAGCAGGTCACTTCCACCAAGATTTTGTTGAAGGTCAGGCGTCGGCATCTTCGCGCTCGGGTTCCGGTTGCGGGGCCGTCGGCCGGTCGCCCAGCGCGATCCCCAGGCGCGCGGCCCGGGCGGCGTCGGCGGCGAGCTCGGCGTCGACCTCTTCGATGGAATAGCCGCGTTCGGCCACGGCCTGCCGGCGGCTCTTGAGGCCGTGCATGATCTCCAGCACCTCGGCCTCGGCGTCCTTCTTCGGGTCTACGTGCTCGAAGCCGGGGGCGATCCATTCGACGGCGAGATAGTCGTTGACGTTCCGCTCGAAGTCGGGCGCGTCCAGCGTGCCGGACAGCACGGCGGCGACGACGAAGCGGTCCCAGGTCGGCTGGAGCAGCTGATGGACGATGACCGTATGTTGCAGCTGGTCGATGCGCCGGCGGAATTCGATCAGCGCGGCGCGCAGGCTCGAATAGTTCGCCTCGCCGATGTCGCCGGTCAGGAGGTGCTCGGGCACGCCGAGGCCGGCGGCGATGCTCCGCAGCTGCAGCTTCATGAACTCGATTGCCTCGGTGCCGATCTCGGGCGCTTCGGAGAACTTGATGTCGAGGCCCGGCGGCAACGTCTTCAGCGTTCCCGGCTCGAGTCCCGTCTCGAGAATCGACCCGTCGCGCTCGCCTTCGAAGCTGCTCCCCGTGCCGCCCTCTTGGTCGTAGAGGAAGCCGGCGAAGAGCGCGCCGACCTTCTGGCGAACGATCTGCGCGTCTTCGGTTTGATCCAGCTCGTGGAGGCGCAAGAGGACCGGCGCCAGCCACGACACGCCGCGCACTTGGCCCGGCACCAGCGGCACGAAGAGGTGGGCCATGTCGGCGGCCGGCACGCGGACCGGCGGGAAGTTGACGGTGAAGAGTTCGCCCGGCCGGTGCGGCAGCACGTGATAGGCGGCCCGGCGGCCGCGGGCGTCGAGCTCGACGCCGCCCACGATCCGGCGCCCATCGCCGAGGTCGCGAGTCAGCGCAAGATCGATCATGGCGGCGTCGAGCAACCGGACCCGGAACGGGGGCACGCCGGGCCGGGTCGGGGCGCCGAGCTCGAACCTCAGAAAGCATTCGCCGGCTTCAACCATGTGCCGGACGGCGAGCACCTGTTGGCCGTAGTGGTCGAGCACGCCGTCCGCGTCGGCGACGGCGGTCCATTGCTCCCAAAGTCGTGCTAGGGCAGTGCGGGTCGCCTCGCGCGGGTGTTGGGGCGTCGGCCGGATGCCGGACCCGATGAGGTTCCCGACGAGCGAGCCGACGCCGTTGGCGGCCCAAGGGTTGTTGCGGGCGAAGTAGGCCGCGCGGCGGCGCAAGGGATCGCCGCCGGCGAGGATCTCGGAATTGATCTCGTTGAAGGTCGGGTGTGCGGACCAGCGGCGGCCGGGGGCGGCACCGTCGAACCGGCGGACGGCCCGGGGCTTGCCCGGGCGGGCGAAAAAGGATCGGAAAGCGTCAAAAATCGACACGCGGGATCAGCCTGTTGTGAACCTTCTGTGTCGGGGCTGAATCTTGGCGTGTCGGGGGTCGCCGAGCCTGAATCTAGCGATTGGCGGGCGCGGCGTCCACCCCCAAATGCGGCGAGACGGCCGTGCGGGCGTCGCTGGTGCGCGTTGGCGGCTTTCCGGTAGGGGGGGGTAGCGGACGGGGCCGCAACGCGCACCACGGGCCGGCGGACGGGCGCGTCAGCGGCCACGAAAAAGGCCCCGCCGAAGCGGGGCCGAAGGGCCGGCGCGGTTGTTGCCGGCAGCCAAGCTAGAGCCGTCCGGTGATCCGCAGGGCGTATAGCCACCCGGCGAGATGGAGCGGCCAGAGTAGCACGCTCGTCAGGTAAGTTCCCGCATCGACGCGGGCGCCGATCGGGCCGACGTTGCGGACGATCCAGCCGAGCGGCACGCCGATCGCTAAATAGACCAGCGCGATCACGAAAAGGGTTTGCATGGTTGCCTCCTTCGTGAAGCCGGCGGGCGGCGCCGTCGTGGCGCGGCCCGCCGGGATTGGATCAGGTGACGATTTGCGCCACCGCGAGCGCGATCAGCGTCCAGAGCACGACGCTGAGCGCCACGATCAGAAGCGCCGACCTCATGACCGGCGCTCCATGCGCTCAATCAGCGCGAGGACTTGCACAAGCGGAACCATGATGTCGTCCCGCGCGGCCGGCGACCACGCGAGCGCCCACAGCAGCTGGCGTATCTTCGCCGCCGCGTCGGCGAGCGTCGCGGGGGGATGGTAGGCGATCTGCCGATCGAAGATCGCCAATGCCGCGAACAGCGGCGCGGCCTCGTCGTCGCCGGCCGCCGGGTCGGCGGCCAGCGCGTCGATCTGGCGTTCTAGCCGGTCGATCGCCGCCTCGGCGGTGGGGAAGACGCTCGCCGCGTTGGGGGTGCCGATCAGCGGCGCGACCCGCGCGACCGCTTCCTTCGCGGCGGCAACGGTCTGCTTCCGATTGTACAGGTAGGCCGCGGCCCCGTTGCCGGCGGCGCCGAACGTGCTATGTAGCGCGTCAGTCATGACGTTCACTCCCCTGAAGTGACGTTGTGGCTAGGCCTGGTCGGGCGTTGCCGCGCCCGGCCGGGCCGCCTGCAGCTTACGCCAACGGTCAAAAAACTGCGAGCTTCAGCGATCGAGCCACGCGCTCCGGATGGTCGCCGGGATCGGCCGGGCCGGGCGCGCCGGGCGCTCGTGCGGCGCGGCGTCGGCGCGCAACGGCACCGCCTCGATGGCCGCGGCCTCGGCGTTCAATCGCAGGCCGGACGCCAGCAGGCCGTTCAGCGCGGCCAGGGCGTAGACCATGGTATCCAAGGCCTCGTTGCGCTCGCCGGGGCGCTTCAGCTCCCACGACCGTTGCGGCCGGCCGCGGACGTAGCGCGTCACCACCCGCTCGGCGGTCAGCTGCCGGAAGAAGGCGGCGTCCCGGTCCATCGGGAAGTGGATGCAGCCGGGTCCGGGCTCGGTGATCTTCAAGCGCGCGAAGATCGCGTCCTTGGCGGCGTCCACCCCGACGATGAACAAGGGCGTCCGGTTCTTCGTCCGCGTCGGGCGCCGCGGCCACAGCGGCACGCCGGGGCCGCCGCGGCCCTTGATGGCCCAGATCCGCCGGTCGAGGCGGGTGCGGCAGAAGTCGTACGCGGCCTTCGTGTGCTGGCCGCCCGTGTCGATCGCCGCGGCGCGGATCTTCATGGGCGGCAGGTTGCGGGCGTGCTCATAGGTGGCGGCCAGGGCCCGGTCGAGGTCCGCCCACACGCGCGGGCCGGACGGATCGCCCCAGATCGTCCGATAGTCGATCGACCACGATTCCTCGTCGCGGCCCCAGCCGATGACTTGCAATTCGAGGCGGTCGCCCTGAACGTCCACGCCGGCCGTCAGCACCGCCACACCGGCCGGCAGCCGCTCGCCCCAATCCTCGCGCCGCGCCATCAGCGGGTCGGGCTCCACGGCTTCGCCGGCTTGATCTTCCCAAGACTCCGCGAGCACGGTATTGACCCATACCTGCAGCCGCGCCGGGTCGCGATGGACCTGGCCGTGTTCGATCGCCGCCTCGGCCCAGGTCATGAAGGGGCTGTAAAGGCCCGACAGGTGGAAGCCGGCTGTCCGGCCGTCGCCTTCGGCCGTGGGCGTCCAGCGGCCGCTTGCGAGCAGCGCCGGCTTGTCGTGCTCCTCGTGCTTCGCGCCGCAGGACGGGCAGACCCGATGGGCCTTGTGGCGGTCGCCGTCCGGCCATGCGATCTGCGCCCATTCGATCGGCGCATAGTCGCCGCACTCCGGGCAGCGGACCTCGAAGCGCCGTTGATCGCTTTCGAGATAGGCCGCCTCGATGCGCGACAGCCCTTTCAGCGTCGGCGTGGAGACGAGGAAGATCTTGCGCCGGCCGCGAAACGTCATCGTGCGGGCGATGGCCAGCGCCACCGGATCGCCTTCGCCGTCCACGACGGACGGATAGGCGTCAACCTCATCGAGGAAGACATACCGGGCCGGCGTCGAGCGCAGGCCGATTCCGCTGTTGGCGCCGGTTGCCACAAGCAGGCCGCCCGGGAACCGCTTACGGAACATGCTGTTGGCGGCATCGCGCGACCGGCGGGGCGCGACCAGCCGGCGCAGCACGGGCGTGGTCTCGAGGAGCGGGTCGAGCCGGGAAACGACGTTGCGCCGCGTCGCCTCGATGCTCGGGTTGACGTAGAGAAGCGCGCCGGGGGCGTGGTGGATGACGTAGCCGATCCAGTTCAGCCCGGCCTCGGTCGCGCCCAGCTGCACGCCTTTCATGAACACCACCCGCTCCCACGGCGACGTCGGGCTCAGCGCGTCCATGATCGCGCGCAAGTAGGGGGTGCGGGCGGTCCGCCAGGGGCCCGGCTCCGCGGCCGTGTCGGGAAGCCGACGGTGCGCGTCGGCCCATTCGCTGACGGTCAGGCGCGGTTCCGGCGCGATCCCGCGGCGCCAGATGGCGTCGGCCCAGGTGGCGGTATCAGGCATCGGTCAGGTCCACCAACGGCGTCTTGGCGAGATCGTCGAGGTGCTCGGACATCAGCCGGTCCAGCACCTCGAATGTCTTCCGGGCGTCGGCGCCGAGCTCGGCGGCCAGGACCGGCGCGGCGCGAAGCACCCACGCCCGGTGCGCGTCCCGTTCGGCCCGGGCCCGGGCGAAGATCGCCCGTTCGGCCTGCTCGCGCGGCACGAGCGCCTTGACCTCGCGGGCAAGCTGAAGTTCCAGCCGGCGGGCCTTCGCCGCCTCGATCCGGCGCGCGCTTTCCGAGATGGTCGCGGCCGGGTTGCGGCGCTTCGGGTCCAGGCTTTCCGAAACCCAACGGTCGCCGGCCTCCACCGGAATCTTGCCGCCCTCGACCGGGAGGCCTCGCTGGATCCATTGCGTCACCCGGGTCCGTCCGACGCCGTGCCGCCGCCCGAACGCGGCCTTGCTGAGATGCGTCAGGGGTTCAGCCATTTTTCGCCCCAGCCGCTAACGAAATGCCGGGCTTCGCCGCCCCGCATAGCGGATCGCCGCGAAGTACCTTGGCCGTCAGTCGCATCGGGCGTCGTCGTCCGGCCACGGGGCCGTCGCGATGGCGTCCGCGACTTCGATCGCGCGCCGGCCGGTGTCGTAGAGCGCGGCCACCAGCGAGCGGGCTTCCGACTTCCGCAGGCCGGCCTTCGCCAAGCCGGCGACGACCTCGGCCGGCGTGTGGGCGGCGCCGAGCAACGGGACGATCTTGGTTCGGTCAAGCATCCCACGCCTCCGGCCACCGCTGAAGCCGACCGATCGCCTTGCCGTCCACGTTGCCGGCGAAGTTTCGGATGCGCTCCATGAGGTGCTCCTTGCGGTCACAATACAGCTTCAGCACGTCGTGGCCGCGGTCGTCGCGCTGGATCAGCACCCACTGACGGCGCTCCGCGTCGGCGATCACGCGCCAATGGCCGTTCAGGGTCAGGACTTCGGTGCGGGGCTTGGTCGCGGTCGTCATGGTCATGATCTCCTATCTGCTTCGGCGAGCGCGGCGGCGATCCGGCGGCACATCGGCGGGACCAACACCGCCTTGCCGACTTCAATCGCCTCGATGAACTCGTGTTCGAAGCCGGTGGCCGCGGCGAGTTCACCGACCGTGACGCCCAGGCGTTCGCGCTCGGCGCGCTGCCAAAGGCCAAACGTCCGATCGTCGTGCGGAGCCTCGGCCACCGTTGGCGTTGACCACCGCCGCTTGCGGGAGCCGCCGCGAAAGTCGTCGAGCACGATCGTGTTGCCGTTCTGCATGGCGATGTCCTCCATGGTGCCGAGCGCCTCGCCGCCGAGTTGCGGCCCGACGCGGGCCTGCTGCTGCTTTTGGTAGGAAGTCGATCGAGCGGCAGCGGGCGGTGGCGTGCGCCCGTTGCCGTGGTCCCTCCGAGATATAGATAGCGCCCCCACTTCTGGGGGTAATGGCCTATCGTTGCGTTTCAACGACTTAGCGTTTTCATTGCCCCCACTTATGGGGGCGGAATTGTTCACTTTGTGGGGGTAATTCGGTTCACTTTGTGGGGGTAGTTTTCGGGTTTTTGATCGGACGGTCAATTTAACCGCCTCGGCCTTGTCGGCCGTGACGCGCGCCCATTCGTCGGTGGGCGCGACGTAGTATGGCTGCCCCCACTCGTTCACCTCCTTGCTCGGCAAGTAGGTCAGGCGGAAGCGCGTCGGGTTGACGCGGGCGCCGCCCGCCCTGCCGCCGCGCCGGACGGCGATCAGGCCCAGCCCTTCGGCTTCCTCGACGGTCGCGGCGATCAGGCGGCGGCTGATCCCGAACTCGTGGAGTTGGCTGTGCGGGGCGAGAAGGTGGCCGTTTTCCCGGCCGCCGTGGCTCAGGTGCTCGATTTCTAGAAACTCGATCAGGCGCCGGCAATTGATCGATTGTGCGCGCCACGCCGGCGATTCGATCAGGCGCCGCTCGTGCGGGACGAAATTGCCTTCCGGCTTCCAGACCTGCTCGAAGCGGCCGACGGGCTTGGCGCGTTCCTTGCGCCTCGCCCGACGACGGGTGATGTCCATGTCGATTCCCCTGTGCTGTTCGCCTCGCGGCGGTCAGCGGTCGGTCAGCGGTTGGCCTCCGTTGTGGCCGACGTCGGGGAACGCTTCCTTTAGCAGCTTATCGCGCAGGTCGCGGACTTCGGCCGGGCCGGGCGCGGAAGGCACTTCGCAGGGGCGGACGCGCGGCCGGCCGGCGAGCCACTCGAAAACTTCGAAGGCGAGCCACGCGCGGGTGTTGTCGCCGAGTTGGATCGGCGCCGGGAACCGGTCGCGCGCGATGCGGTTCGCGAGGGTCTGGCGGTTTCTGACAACGCCGAGTTCTACCAGATCCTCATATCGCAAAAGCAATTGGGGCAACGGACCCTCCTTTTTCTTGGGTTCCTGACGTGGTCCATCGCTTGCTTCATTGCTTCGCCCCTTTCCACCGATGATCTACACTTACGGCCGATTTCGGACGGTTCAACCCCCAAACAAGCGTTTCTAACCGGACAAGAAAAGGGCCCCGGACGGGGCCCCTTTCCGCGGCGCCTTGCGGCCGTCAGACGGCGGCGCGAAGCGGCACGACGTTGGGCGCCGGCTCGCCGACGATCGCCCGCAGGCGGCGCGCCCAGGCGTTCAGCGCGGCCTTCTTCTCGCGCTCGTAGGTGTGCCGGTCATAGATGCCGGTCACGCTCGCGTCGGCGTGATTCAGCACCCGGCCGATGACCAGCCTGTCCACGCCGGCCGCGGCCATGCCGGTGGCGGCGGTGCGCCGAAGATCGTGCAGCCGCCACTGCGGGATCGGCTTGACCTTCTTCGGGTCGGCGCCGGCCGCTTCGGCTTCCCGCTGCAGCGCCTTCAGGATCAGCGCGTCGGCCCGGGCCTTCGCCTTCGACAGCCCGCTCACCGGCCGCTTGCCGTTGGTGCTCGTGAAGACGTAGGCGTGCCGGAAGACGGGCAGGCCGTCGAGGATCTCCAGCGCCAGATCCGACAGCGGCACCCGGTGCTCGCGTCCGTTCTTCGCCTTCGCCGGCGGGATCGTCCAGACGCCCTCGGCCCGATCGAGTTCGCCGCGCTCCAAAGTCGCCGCCTCGTCGCGCCGTTGCCCCGTCACCAAGAGCAGCTTGAACAGGTCGCCGAAGGGGTAGCCCATTTCGCCGAAGGCGCCCCAGGCGAGCCGGATCTCCGCGTCGCTCAGCACCCGGTCGCGCCGCTGCTCGGGCAGCATGCTGATCCGCGCCGCCGGGTTGAAGTCGATCAGATCGCGCTCCAGGGCCCAATTCAAGAACCGCCTCAGGTGCGCCAGGGTCCGGTTGCGGACATAAGGCGCCCGGTCCTCGATCGCGTCGAGGATCGCGTGCACGTCCGACCGCGTGATCTCCGCCACCGGCCGGTCGCGCCACGCCGGCATGACGTTGGCCTCTATGATCTTCTTCGTCTCGTCGCCGGTCCGCAGCTTCGACAGGTGCCGTTCCGCGAACGTCGCGAACAGTGCGCCGAAGGTGTCACGTCGGCGCTTGGCCTCGGCCGCCTTGCGGCGCCGCTCTTCCTCGCGCGGGTCGATGCCCTCCTCGACCATTTCCAGCTTCTCGCGGGCCAGCGCCCGGGCGCGCTTTAGGCTCATGGTCGGATAGGCCCCCAGGGTGATCCGGGCCACCTTGCCGTGGATCCGCTTGTAGACGACGAAGCTCTTGGCGCCGCGGTCGGTCACCCGCAGGCCGAACTGCGGCAGCAGCGCGTCCCACAGGCAATACCGCTTCCCCGGCTCGGCCGGCTTCGCCTTCTCGATCAGCTTGTCGGTCAGCACCGCCTGCGTCATGGCGTTTCCTCCCTTGGAATCGGCGTCGGGGCTACGCCGGGGCTACACCGGGCCGTTGCTTTGGTGTAGCCCCGGTTGATGCCAGTAGACGCAAAATTCGGCGGAACTGCAAGGCTCTTGGCCGCTGGGCCCGCTGATTTTTGACGCGCTTTTGCCCGCGGCGCGGCGATCGAAATTTATTCGTAATCAGTAGGTCGGTGGTTCGAATCCACTCAACGGCACCACTTTTCAGACTCCCGCCATTCAGACTCCGGCCATCGCCGCGTGGCGCTCGGCGCCTTCGCTGATCGCTTGTCGGGCCGCCC